CTGATGCGTCAGGATATGCGTTTAATGTAGGTGATTTAATTTCATTCTACAGCGATTCACTTTATACAACACCAGCAGATAACTATCGTGAATACGAAGTAACTGCTGTCGATACTGGAACAGATGTTGTAACACTTAGACTAAAAGACGATCCAAACGGAGCAGGTCTACAAACTGCTATCGCTGATGATGCTTATATATTAAGACGATGGAAGTTCTATGATTTATTTAATGGTGCTCCAGGAACTTCAGCATGGGCGACTGCTAATGGTCGTGGTACTGGTGACGAATTACATGTAGTTGTTTATGACACTACAGGTGATATCACTGGATACGACAATGATGTAGCAGGTCAAAGAACTAGTTCTGTAATTGAAACATTCGCAAACACATCTAAAAATCCAAGTGCTAAATCACCACAAGGTGATAGCATTTATTACAGAGATGTAATTTTTAGAAGTTCAAGTTATGTTTACTGGATGGATCATAACACAAGTGGTACAAACTGGGGTACTGATACAACTTCTGCTTATACAGCAGTAGATACTCCAACATTAACAACACTTTCTGGTGGTACTGACGATTATGCAGTAACTGCTGGTGAAATGCAAACTGCATTTGAAAAATATCTAGACTCAGATAACATTGATGTAAACTTAGTTCTTGGTGGTTCATCAAGTTTAACTACTGACAGTGCTGCTGGTCAAGATACTTTTGTAACAATGATTACAAATGTTGTTGAAACAAGAAAAGATTGTGTTGGTTTTGTTTCACCTTATCGTTCTGCTACAGTTGGTGTTACTGATAGTAATACACAAACTGACAATGTAACTGAAGCATTTGACTTATGTCCTTCTTCATCTTACATGGTATTCGATAGTGGTTACAAGTACATGTATGACAAGTATAACGATGTATATCGTTTTGTCCCAATGAATGGTGACACTGCTGGTTTATGTGCTTACACTGATAGAGTTGCAGACGCATGGTTCTCTCCAGGAGGTTTGAATCGTGGTAATGTAAGAAACGCAATTAAACTTTCATACAATCCTAGTAAAGCAAACAGAGATTTCTTGTATCGTGCAAGAGTTAATCCTGTTGTAAACTTCCCAGGACAAGGTGTAGTTCTATTTGGTGATAAAACTGCTCTATCAAAACCAAGTGCGTTTGATAGAATTAATGTTCGTAGATTGTTCTTAGTATTAGAAAAAGCAATTGCTACAGCATCTAAATTCCAACTCTTTGAATTCAACGATGAGTTTACTAGAGCGCAGTTTAGAAACCTAATTGAACCATTCTTACGAGATGTTCAAGGTCGTAGAGGTATTACAGACTTCTCTGTAAAATGTGATGCTACTAATAACACTGGGGAAGTAATTGATAGAAACGAGTTTGTCGCAGATATATTTGTGAAACCTGCTCGATCAATTAACTTCATAACACTAAACTTTATCGCAACGAGAACTGGTGTAGCGTTCTCTGAGGTTGGAGGTTAATCATGGCAGCAATAGACGATTTTAAAGCGAATCTGATTGGTGGTGGTGCTAGAGCTAACCAATTCAGAGTAACAATAACTCCACCTTCTGGTATTGCTATCGGATTGGATGTTCGTAGAACATCCTTTCTAGCAAAAGCATCAAACTTACCTGCTCAAACAATAGGTGAGATTGAAGTGCCTTTCCGTGGAAGAAAAATCTACATGGCAGGTGACAGAGAGTTTGCTGATGCTTGGTCTGTAACATTTATCAATGACACAGACTTTATGATTAGAAATGCTATGGAAAGATGGTCAAATGGTATCAACGATTTAGCAGAAGGAACTGGTGTAATTTCACCTGCTGACTATCAAACTGACTTGTTCGTTGAGCAGTTAGATAGAGATGATACAGTTCTTAAGAGTTATATCTTTAGAAACGCATGGCCATTAACAGTTGCTCAAATAGACTTGTCTACTGAAACTACAAACGAGATCGAAGAGTTTGAAGTTACATGGAGATACCAACACTTTGAAGCAAGTGGCGTAAACTTCTAATTTTAATCGTATAAATAGTTATACAAAAATATAGAGGTTTGGAGTTTATAACATGGCACAACTATTTGGTTTTAAATTTGAACGAATCAAAGACGAAAAGAGTCAAGAGAAGTTCACTTTACCAAGTACAGATGACGGAACGACCGAAGTTGCTGGAGGTGGCTTCTTCGGTCAAATTCTGGACACTGATGGTAGAGAAAGAACAGAACAAGATTTAATTCGTAGATATCGTGATATCGCTACTCAACCTGAGTGTGATTCAGCAATCGAAGACATAGTAAACGAGTCAATCGTATCTGATGAAAAGGATCAGTCGGTTTCTATTTCTCTGGATAATTTACAATACTCAGAAGCTATCAAGAAAAGAATTCGTAGCGAGTTTGATACTGTATTAAGATTGTTAGACTTTAATACTAAAGGGCACGACATCTTTAGAAGATGGTATATTGATGGTCGATTATTTTATCATAAAGTAATTGATAAAAGTGACCTAAAGAAAGGACTTGTTGAGGTTCGTTACATAGATCCTAAGAAGATTAAGAAAGTAAGACAAGTCAATAAGAAAAAAGACAATACAACACAAATTGATTTAATTCAAGATATAGAAGAATACTTTATCTACAACGATAAAGGTCTAAAAATGGGAACTACAGAGGGTATCAAGATATCTTCTGATAGTATTACATATTGTCCTTCTGGTCTAATTGACCAAAACAAAGGACATGTATTATCATACTTACACAAAGCAATTAAACCTATCAATCAATTAAGAATGATTGAAGACAGTTTAGTTATCTACAGAATATCAAGAGCACCAGAAAGAAGAATCTTTTATATTGATGTCGGCAACTTACCAAAAGTAAAAGCAGAACAATATCTAAGAGATGTAATGAACAGATATCGTAACAAACTAGTTTACGATGCATCTACTGGTGAAATTCGTGATGATAGAAACCACATGTCAATGTTAGAAGATTTTTGGTTGCCAAGACGAGAAGGTGGTCGTGGTACTGAGATTACTACACTTCCTGGAGGTTCTAATTTAGGTGAGATAGATGACATTAAATATTTTCAAAACAAATTATATCGTTCATTGAATGTTCCTATTTCTCGTATGGAAGCAGAAAACAATTTTAGTTTAGGTCGTTCAACTGAAATTACTAGAGATGAATTGAAGTTCACTAAATTTGTTCAAAGAATTCGTAAGAAGTTCACACCACTATTTACTGATATGTTAAAAACACAATTGGTATTGAAGGGTGTTATATCTATTGAAGAATGGGATAGAATTAAAGAGCATATTCAATATGACTTTTTACAAGATGGTCACTTTGCTGAATTAAAAGAAAGTGAAATGCTAATGGAAAGATTAAGATTAGCAAATGAAGTTAGAGATTATGTTGGTAAATATTTTTCTGTAGAATATGTTAGAAAAAATATCTTAAAACAATCTGAAAGAGATATGGAAGATATTGATAAACAAATTAAGAAAGAAATTGACCAAGGTATTATATCAGCACCATCGGAAGATATTCCTGGTACTGGTGGAAATTTATAGGAGATAAAAATGAGTGAACATGTAAAAGGTTTTATAAACCATTTGTCAAACGGTGCAAACGCTGAA